TTAAAATACGAATCTGAGCGGCACAGTCACCCGCCACAGGTGTTTCCTGTTTAGCAGTTTCCCATGTGATTAGATTATGCTCCGTAGCATCTACGGTAGCTGTTGCTGTGAAATAATTTCCATCCGGTTTAAGGATGTACAGATCAGCGGTATACGCAGAACAGTCTAAGGCCACACCATTCTGAGTGATATACACGCCAAGCGGCCTACCAATATCACCCTGAGATGATTTCAACCTTTGAATCTGATTGTTACCGGGAGCAATATCAACTGTAATCGTTTGTCTTTCCATCTGCCAAACCTCCCTTATTCTTTAATCCACAAAATATCAAAGTGAAGGGTAACATTTGTATAATCTATGCCATCATCGTTCATTACCGTATATGTTACCTTTGCAACGCCAGATGAACGTGTTGATAAATAAACATCCCTAAAGGATATATTAGTTAAATAATCATATGCTCTTGCACTCATATACGCACCAACAACACCAATAGGATAATAACCAACATTATTTTTCGTTGAAGTCTTATGCAATATCCGTCCCGATGTTATTGTGCCAAGGTTAATTTCAAAAGGTTCAACCACCATGTTGGATAGCATTGTGCTACCAAAGTGTTCAGCTATAGTTTCTGCGGTCTGGGCACTACTTGCCGCACTTTGTGCGCTTGCAGATGCCTCTGATGCTTTTTCTGCGGCTAACGCAACATACTGTTCAATTGTTTGTATGTCCGTCTCGCTATCAATCCCAATCTGGTTTGGAGACTCTTCAATATATTCCACAAACTCGGCGGTTCCGATATTGATAGTGCCTTGCCTGATTCTGATCTGGGCGGCGCACTCTCCGGCAAGCGGCGTTTCCTGTAGTGCTGTTTCCCATGTGATCAGGTTTGTTTCTGTTTCATCAACTGTTAAGAGCGAAGAGAAATAGTTTCCATCAGGCTTCAGAACATAGAGTTCTGCCGTGTATCCAGAACAGTCCATCACGGCATCATTTTGTTTGATATAAACGCCAAGCGGTCTGCCTATGTCTCCCTGAGTTATACACAGCCGCTTTACCGGGTCTTTTCCGGGAGCAATGTCAACCGTGATTGTTTGTCGTGTCATGCAATCACCCCTTCCAACTCTTCAACACGTTTGACAAGCCGTTCAACCGTCCTTTCTAACTGGTCGATTTTAGCGCACAAAAATTCAACATATTTGAGTGATTTGAACCCGGTATTTTCATCAGTCTCGACCAGATATGGTGCTACATTTTCGACATCTTGAGCAACGTAACCGATATGTTCTGTTCCATCGTGATTTCGGATGGTATCATTCCACTTATAGCGTATGGCTTTTATGGACGATACATCCGGCATATCATCGGTTAAGATATCTTTTGCTCTTCCATCTGATCCTTGCGTCAACGTTCCAGCAATCCACATATTGCCAGCCTTAGAAACCCTTGCGGCGTTGCTTCTGTTGTCAGAATCAGTCCCGTTGCCAACAACAAAAATCCAAGAACTTGTTGCGTTATACTTGCCACAAACGAACTGTCCTACTGTTGTAGCCATTGTTCCTACGCCGACAGCGGTGGATTCCTCCGCTTGGGTCTGGCCTCCTCCAATAGCTACGCTATAATTCGCATTTGGATCTGTCTTGCTTTTTGACCCAATTGCCGTAGAACCCTTCGCATACGCTAAACAGTAATACCCAAGTGCGGCACTTTCTGCCGCACTCGCCTGACAATCAATTCCTATAGCCGCACTATAATTTCCTGCATGGCAACCTCCACCAACTGCACAACCATATGTTGCATAGGAATCTTCCCCTATAGCAACCCCAGCCGTATTTGTTGCCTTTGCATTCCTTCCCATTGATACGCAATCTATGTGCGCTTTAGCACCTCTGCCTATAGCGACGCCATTGAGTCCGTCAACTTCTGCACTATCACCCATAGCAATGGCATCTTGCTTAGATGCTATGGTGTTTGGCCCAATTGCTATAGCATTTAACCCGCTGACTGATGCTTGATAACCGAACGCAATTCCATATGCCTGTGAGCACACGGCTTTATATCCCAGCAGAATGGAATATGGGCCGGATGCGTCTGATTCTCTTCCTCCAGCGAAGCTATATATCCCTATGTCCGTCCCGGACAATCTTGATCCAAGTAAATAACAAGGTGCTATTAAATAATTACCATCTAAGTCAATGCAATTATCTTGTCCAATGAATGCTATAGTAACATCAGAGGAATCCCTGATCTCAAAGCTATCACCAGTCATCTTGGCCCATCCATTAGAGCCTGTCTTTGATAGCTTTATCCCATCGAAATCGAAACCGGAATTCCACGTTAACCCACCATCATCACTAAAGCCAAGGCCATAATTTGTTCCGTCATATTTGCCGAAACGGATCAATTTATTTGAGTCAGCCGGATTTACAATGGTAATGTTATTGTTGTCCCAATAAAATTGAGTATCACCAAGAACCTTGACAACATCTGTATGAAGTTCGCCGGACGCTATAAAATCTGCAACGAATTCACCATCGATATTCCAAGCTGTCGAGTATGTGCCGTTGTAGCCTGTTTTTGAGAAGGCAATACCAGCATTATTGAACCTGATAATCTTAACTGCAGTATTTATATCATCTGAATCCATTATAAGGATTTCATCCGGTTCACCATCATTGTTAGTATCATGCAAAACGATATAGCCGCCCGAATTCCCTGTGACTTTCCCCACGATGCCAGCCGCTATTCTTTTAAATTGTGAAGTTCGCTCGTCAATTGCTTCTGCAATTTCGGATGAATTCGCAATATCCTCTGCTAAACTGTTCCTTGCTGATCCCAATTCAGCTTCAATATATCTATCTTTTAAGACATCCCACCTTGTACGGATACATTTTGCTGTTGCAGTTACGCCCAATTTTTCAAAGTATACTGAAACTGTATCGCAAAGATCTACACGTTCGGTTACGCCTACATCTTCAAGGAAACTTACCGTAAGATTCACAATTGGTTTGCCGATATCATTTTGTGTGATATATTGTTCGGCTTTGCTTCGCAAATCTGCAACGCTTGGTGTTTCCTCAAAATCGTTAGACAGATCAAGGTTCAGCACTTTAGTATAGGGAAACGATCCAGTTACATTTATAGCCCGTTCTGGAAGCGTAACAAGGACATTTGCATCATCGTTGTAATAATAGGGATAAACCGCAGTATATACTTTGGTGTTATTCTCTTCCTGATTTAAATCTGTCAGATTCTTTCCATATCTGATTGTTACACCCCGGTTTTCACCTCTTGCGGAATACAACTGACAATTAAACCTGTCAAAGTGCCATTCGCCGCCATATACATCAATCAGGCTTCCCCTTATCCCGCCCATGATTGAGCGGACGCTTTCCGGATGTTTTAAAGCAAAGCTGCTACTGCTGTGAATGTTTGAAGAAAAAGAAAACGGGCATGACGAAGGAAAAACGACGCTTGAATCAGTCAATTTGCTTATTGCCAGTTGGCTATCAGCTGCCGTAAACGGGGAATCTACATACCCGGATAGATCGTAGCTAATGTGTTGGGCGTTGACCATAATGACCCCGTTCAACGGTTTGCTGATGGAATAAATCCTAAACGGTTGAGGATTGTCGGTATAATTAGGCTTGGCAACGATCAGACGGCGAAGTTTAATTTCGTTAAAAAATGCTCCTGTGATTGGGTATGACATTTCTAACTCATAGGACCCATTCCTGTTCTCTTCCACTTCGCAAGTGATTGCATCAGACAGGACGCCAATGCCAAAGGTATCCCATGATGTAGCGTCATGCTCAAATAAAATCGGGTACATTGAGCGCCCCTCCTAATTCTTAAAGTTCGAACCATCTCGGAGTTATTGATACGGATGCCACATTTCCTGTGAAACCAATTGGATTCTGGCCGGGCTTTAACGTAGCAAATTCGTTCGTGTTTGAAGAAACAATATTATTCATGTTGTTCCCATTTGTGTCGAAACAATTTAGCCCATCACAGTCGATATATAGCCCATGTTCTGGCAATCCAGTGATAGAGAACACCGTCCCATTTACCGACACCGTGCCGTCTCCGGCAGCTGACCGCTCGACAAAAATAAGTGGTTTCGCCGCGAAAGCTGTTTGATTGTAAATGGTAAATGGCGCTGCTGTGACATTAACTGGTTCTTTCCCTGACATTAGGAAACGCTGCGGCTTACAATTAAATGTCACGGTGGCTCGCGCAACTCTTCCAATCGAAAGGGAATTAACGTCCACCTGGCCCGATACGTAGGCAAGCCGGAAGTGAGCCGGGTCGAAATCGTCCCACAGCTCGCAATAACCATTCGGAGAAAAAAGCCAATCAGCTACGCTGGAGAAAGAGTCGGGAACGGAGTGCTTTTCTCCGCTCCCGGCAAAAATATCATATTTCTGTTCAACGTTCTCCCAGGCGTCCTGCATCATGATGATATCGCCATTCCGGCCCGGAACCGTGTACTTATCAAACTTCCGCAGCGGCTTTTGAAAGTTCGGATATTTCTCAACATAAATACCATACTGGTCGGAGCGTTCTCCGTTCCAGCTGATTATCCCTCGCCTCATGCAAAAGCCGCCTCCTTCCTGGTGATATTGCTCTGGATCCGCTGCATAACGATGTTGGCAAGCTCCCTCACGCTCTGCCCCTCAGAGCCATAAACGTTGATGGTAACATTTGCCGTATTTGACTCTTCACGCACAATTTCCCGCAGATCGTCCAGCGCTCCGACAAATTCGGGCCGTTTTTCGCCGACACCGATAATAGATGGATGCTCGAATATACCGCCCTTGTCGTACCAGTTAACCCATACATAAGGAACCTCGCCTGTTTCAGCGTCAAATCTGCCGCCCATTCCGAAATGAGGTAGCCTGATATATGAACCAAAGTTGAAAGAAGTGTTGTTGAACATACCTTGCATCTTCCCCAGACCGCTGCTAACGGCCTTAGAAGAAGAATTCATCCCGGAAGTAGCAGAGCGACTCATCTCGCTAAACTTGGATGCCATGGTGGTTTTAGAAGTTGACATCCCAGAAGAAACGCTCCTGGACACAGCGCTCATGGCAGAGCTTGTTTTGCTCTGCATCGAGTTGAAATTGGTATTAAATTCGGCCTTGTCGCTGGACAGAGATGTTTTAATCGTACTGGCCAGCTGGGATAGCGACGCGGATCCTTCCGTGCAGAGTGCTTTTATCTTTTCCAGGCACGTCTCCACCTTGGTTCCAAGCGAGTCAAATTCGGTTCCGGCGCTGGTTACCATCGTGCCAATGGCTGCTCCGAAATTAGCTATATTTTGGGATGCGGCGCCGCCCTTGGTTTCGTTGTTGATCTTCTTAACGGAATTGGCCAGCGTGTCCATGGCTGTTGATACACCGTCAACGCCATTGGAATACTCAACAAGAGTTTTAAGGCCCGCGCCAACTTGTGCTACGGCTTCGCCGATCTTGTTATCGTATGCCCATTTTGCTTCGTGGTTTATGTTTTTTATGCCTGTAGCCACAGCGCCCAGAGTAGCAGCCAGGTCAATCACGGAGGTGTTATTTGCAAGGTCAACGCAAGCATCTGCAATTGTCTTAAAGCCTTGACCGGCATTTAATGCAGCCTGACCAATGGAATCAAACACACCGGCAAGCTTATCCAGCACTCCGGAAATGCTGTTGTTTACCGCCACTATGCCATCTGAGATGGCAGTAATCATGCCGCTGATAGCATCGCCGACGGCCTTGATCGGAACGGCCAGTGAGGTATTGAACCCGGAGAAAGCGTCAACAATCAAAGACAGGTTTGAACCCACGGAATTGACAATATCGACAATCGCCTGTCCGATTGTTTTAATCAGGTCTGCAATAGAGCTGATAATGGGCGTAACCTGAGACAGCAGCCCGGAGAAGCTTTCGACAATGGCCGGGAGATTCTCGACCGTCTTTGTCAGCATTTCCGTGATTGCGGGGATATAAGGTGCGATGGC